AAATACTAATATATGATTTATCTCTAAACTCAAGATAAATCAAAATGAAATGAATAAAAACATTTCTAAAGTAAGTAGAATTATTCTACTGAACTGAGGGCTAGCTCTTTTTTCCTAAATACCAGGAGAAATACAACCTTAAAAGGTAACAGTGGAAATGGTAATCCACCAATAACATTTTCATAGTAAGATATATTTTAATATTTTTTACTATATTTAATGATGTTATTGCTAGCAGCTGGTCGACAATTGTTAGGAAATAAAAACTAAAACAAAATAAAATATATAAAACAACTTAAAACATGTAAAAAATTAAACAAAAACAAAATAAACTATATAAAACAACTTAAAACATGTAAAAAACAAAACCTAAAATAAATTTTATAATCTGATATAGGTTATAAAATTTTTATTTTTTTTTAAATATATAAAACAATAGAAACCCTAAAGTAATTAATAATATTATTAAAAATGATATTATACATATATTTATACTAATATTTTTACTTGTAAAATTTTCTTTTATATTTTCTAAATTTATACTTGCTTGGTGTGAACCATGTACATAACCTATATTTTTATCTTCAATATAATTTTCTTGAGGAACATAATATTTTAATAAATATCCCAAGATTGGAAGATCCCCCCATCTGTTTATAAATATACATTGTGTATCATTTATTTTTGATAAAGCGTCTAATAATTTTACGTTCTTTAAAAAATATGGTACATACATTATAAACAAATTAGTGTACGGAAATCTTATATTATCATATTTTTTTCCGTTATTAATATCCTGGAAAAATTGCTCCATACCCATTGTTAATTCTTGATCATCGTAACCTTGATAATATGGACTTGCATAATATATTTTATTTTTTGTATAATCACTTAATATATCAATGGGTAATTTTTTTAATATACAGTCTTCGTCTATACGAATAATATAATTATAATCTTTTGTATATTTAAACAGATCAACAGACCAAAACTGACACATGTTTTTATAACCGTTCGAAATACCTTTAGCTCTATCAGTTAAATGACAATATTTATTATTAGGTTTAATATCATTATCATTAAATTTGATAAATTCGATACCTTTAAATATTAAAGGTAAATTTGTGGTTTGATTTTGTATCCATTTCTGTTGTTCCATTGTGATATTACCTTCGTGATATAAGACTATATCACATTCATTTTTGTTTTGTAACTTTGAATAATAGACATCATAAATTGATTTATTTCTATTTATTAATTCTGTATATTCTTCATTTGTTTTATAACCCTTTGTCAGAGCAATAATAACATTTTTATTCATTTATTATATGTATATATAATTTTTTCGAAAGTTATAAAATCATGCATAATACTAAATATTTTTATATACAAATATTTATAATAAAACTTTCTATATAACTAAGTTAAAGACTTAATTATACACTATAAATGAATTTTTCACTTAGAAATAAAATCACATTAAAAAGTGTAATAGAAGGAGATTTCCTACTTATTGGAACCTATATCTCAAAAAATGAATGTGTGGTAAAAGTCCTTAGATTTGACGAAGAAAATGGATGGGAGTCTTTCGAGATTGCAATTGATGGTAATGAAATGTTTATTATTCCAGATTCAAATATATCAAATTTTACATATAAATTTGAAACTAAAACTGAGTTATTTTTTGTAAATACTGATAATGAACAAAAAATACCAAAAGTAATTATTCAAACGCATGAAACTGATAAGTATAAAGATCTTTATCATAAAAATGCGGTTGACTCGTTAAGAGGACTTAATCCTGAATATGGATATATTTTTTTTAATTCTATAAGCAGACGACAATTTATTAAAAACAATTTTGAAAATAAAGTTTTAGAAGCATATGATACTTTGGTACCTGGAGCATACCAAGCAGATTTATTTCGATACTGTTATTTATATCTAAACGGGGGATGTTATTTTGATTACAAAACTATAGCGAGGGAGCCTTTGCGAAATATTATTAATAAAGATGATATAATTTTAATATGTATAGATTATGATAGAGGGAATAATATAAATAGAGAACACGGAGTCGGAGGATATTTAAATTCTATAATTATGTGTCGTGCAAAAAATTCTAATTTATTTAGACTAATTGAAGCTTGTGTAGATAATATCCTTAATAAACAGGATTATTTTTTAAATTCTATTCAAACAAGAGGATATACCGATATACTATTACTAACAGGTCCAACTTTAATGTATAATATATTTAAAGCCGAAGCGGTGAATGAAAACTTACGATTTAAACATATTATTGAAAACAATGATGAAAGTTATTACAACAGTTTTCAAATTGTCGATATAGATACAAAAAAACTGTTATTTACAAAGACTTATAAAAATTGCAAAGAACTATTTCATTATAGTGAATTGTGGGCTCGTTGCGAACTATTTTATAAAAATAAATGTGATATTCTTAATCTTAGTATATTCGTATATCCACATCCTTTTCCAGACACCTTCAGATTTTTGATCAATAAAAATAATATTTATACTGAACGTTCAGATACCCATGAACAGTGGGGCTTAAATTTGCAAATCAAGTTGATTAATAATATTACTTCCGAAACTGAAAATATAACTATAGGCAGAAATAGATGCACTAAATTACAAAATGTAAAAACGCTACTGTTAGACAATGTCTATTTTTCAAATGATATTAAAGAATCTGCAATAATCGTCAATGAAGATAATAATGTGATTATTATAACAGAAGATTTTTTAGACCACATTGGATATATTAAATCAAATACCAAAAATTGTATTATAATATTAACAACTACATGCAGTAATTTTGAGAATATTCAAAAATATTCTAAACTAGTTGATTATGTTATATTATATATAACTCCGGATTGTTACTATTATTGTTTTGAGAAAAATCTTAAGTATATACATATGTCTTTACATGTCGCGGAACTTCTTAAGAATAAAAACTTTAAAAGTTTCAAACATTTCAAGTACAACGTTTCTACCGTTATGATAGAAAGAAAAAATATTAATAAATATATTAATAACTGTAATAGATTTTTAAAAACATATACTCTTGATGACAAAGAATTTATTAAATGTAATGAAAATTTATGTATTGTAGATATATCTAAATTATACGATTTGCAGGTTTTCAATTATAATTATATCTTATCTAAACTAAATAATATTATTCAAATGTGTGGTGAAAAACTAGAGGGAAATATTTTTTATGAACACGACTCTTTCGGGGAATACAAAATATGTCCAGAGTTTCAAAATAAAAGATATAATTTATTTCATTATGGTAGACAAGCATATAATATTTTGGAAATTGGTTTTAACGGTGGTCATAGTACATTTTTATATCTAATAGCAAATCAATATTCTAAAATACAATTATTTGATCTTGGAGAACATTCATATTCACAAATTTGTTTTGATTATTTGAGTTCTGAATTCCCTGGGCGTTTAAATATTATTTGGGGAGATTCCACGAAAACAGTTGAATCTTTTAGAACACATATTAAATATGACTTTATTCATATCGATGGGGGGCATACAAGATATATAGCAGAAACTGATTTTTATAATTGTAAAGAATTAGCCGACGATGATACTTTAATAATGATTGATGATACTCAAAGCGAACCTTTACTGTCATTATTTAATGATATCATAGATAGTGATAACGTGACAAAGGAAAAATTAGAATATGATACAGATAATCATATGCTGTTAAAAATAAAACAGTAAAGAATCGAATAGTAAATGATAAATAATCATTTACTATTTAAACATTATTATAGGAAGTAAAACTATATCCTGTATTAGTTAATCCACATTTACTATAAAAATTTTCTAATTCTGTTTTACAACTTAAAACAATCTTATAACATTTATATTTCTCGAAAGCTACTTTTTTTAAATATTTTATTAAAGTCTTTCCATAATCTTTTTTTCTATTATCTTTATCAGTAACTACATCTTCTATATGTCCAACTGGATCATATAATTTTTCTTCTATCAATAATTTTGCAGTGGAAACAATTTTATTATCTACTTTTAAAATATATATAGATTTTAAACTTGCTTCAAGTAGATTTAATTCTAGTTCCTTTTTTGTATTATTCATTTGATATAAAAGTTCTGAATATTCTGTCAAATCTTTTTCAGTATCTAAAGTCGTAATATTAATATTTAACCCTTCTTCAAATTCTTTTATACAATTTGTAATATATAACAATTGTTTATCCTTAATCCACCAACCTACTGGTATAGAAACTATTTGTTCCTCCACTTTATCCAAATTTGGTAATGTGCTTTTAAATTTTTCAAGACATGAATGTCTATCATTTCGAGCATGAACTTGTGAAACAACAACTCCTTTATCCTTCATAAATTGCATAAATTTATTTTTGTAACCAAATAAAATTTTTAATGTATAAATCCAATAAGAAGATTGTGATTTTTTATTTTGATCAAATAATTCAATTGTAATAAGATCCTTTAATTTTTCGTTATAATAACTTCCATTATATCTACATCTTCCAATTATATAATATATATTATACAAATTTGTTATACCGATACTGGCATTAATATCATTCATATGAAATTTATATCCATATTCAGAAATATCTGGCTCTAATCTAAAATCACTTCCTGGTAATGATCTTCTTTCTCTATCAATACCAAACCATCTTAATAATTTTGCTCTTTTATACATATCTTCATTTGGTAAAAATATAAGTCCACCATCCCCACATGTTAAATGTTTGATTGCTTGTAAAGAAAACACGCAAATATTTCCATGAGTCCCCAATTTCTTACCATTGAATTCGGCGCCAAAAGCGTGTGCACAATCTTCAACTACTGATAATTCTATTTCGTATTTTTCTAAAGCATATTCTTTTAATTTTTCTACTTTATCTAAATCGACAGGTACTCCTCCCCAATGTACAAAAGAAAGTACTTTTGTACTTGAATTTATCTTTTTCTTGACATCTTCCAAATCTATATTACAAGTATTTGGGTCTGTATCAGCCCAAACTATTTCAAGATTATTCGCTAAAATAGCAGCATTAGTAGCAAAACATGTTAAAGGTGTTGAAATAACACTATCTCTAGTCGAATTTAAGTTCAAAAGTCTGTATGCTAATGTTAGTCCAGCAGTCGCCGAATTTAGAGTTAAAATATAAGGATAGTTAAAATAATCTTTTAATTTTTGTTCAAATTCTTCTACCTTTTTACCTTGAGTAATCATTCCAGATTTAAGAGTATCTAAAACAGATTGTAAATCGTCGTTCATATAAACTTTAAATAATTGAATATTTTCCATTTTTAATTATATATTTTTAATCTATAAATAAATTTATAACTTTATTTATAGATTAAAAATATATAATTAAAATGATTATTGATAAAAAAATTCTTATCATAGGAGGTACTGGTTCCCTTGGAAATTCATTAACAGATAGATATTTGAATAATAATCAAATAATAATATATTCTAGAAGCGAAAATAACCAATGGATGATGAAACAAAAATATAATAATGACAATCTATTTTTTTTCATTGGTGATATAAGAGATAAAGAAAGATTGGAAACATGTATATTCAAATATAAGCCAAATATAATAATTATTGCAGCCGCTTTAAAACATATTGATATTTGCGAAAATAACATTAACGAATGTATCAACACAAACATAGATGGAATTAGAAATGTAGTTAATATAATAACTACATATTCATTGGTAGGTAATATTTCTTTTGTCGAAACAGTCTTATTTGTGAGCACAGATAAAGCCTGCGCCCCAGTAAATACATATGGAATGTGTAAGTCAGTATCTGAAAGAATAATGATCGAAAAAACACAATTTTTAACTCACCCTAAATTTGTAAATGTAAGGTATGGGAATGTACTATCTTCTAGAGGTAGTTTATTACCTTTTTATAAAAGTATAGTCAAAGACAATAAAACTACTTTTATTCCAGTTACAGATGATAATATGACGAGATACTTTATGAGTTTAGAAGATAGTGTTGATTTAATTGAATATACAATTTTACATGGAAATTCTGGATATACAGTAATCCCTAAAAATATATTTTCATACAAAATTATTGATATCGCAAACTACTTTTCCAATAAATACAACATACCTATTAAAATAACTGGAATCAGACCAGGTGAAAAAATACATGAAACATTGATATCTTATACTGAAAGTTTGCGAACTATAGAAAAAGATAGTTTTTATATAATTAAACCTACATATACGAAGATGTCTGATAATCCACCTATATTTAAAAATGGAGAATTTAATAGTTTAACAAGTGTCGGAGAATTAAATGATTTTATAATAACTGAAATAGAAAAATAAAGTATTTAAAAAATACATATTATTATAGAAATGAAAATAGCAATATGTATTTCTGGGTTTCTAAGAACTTGGGAGTATACAAAAAAAAGTTTTATTGAACAATTATTACAAGATAAAGATAATGAATATGATTTATTTATTCATACATATTGTCAAAATTTATATGAATGTACAGCTGAAAAAAATGATATACTATTAACAAAAAAAGAGATTGAAGATTTGTTCGACGGTCTAAATCTTAGGGTTTTAACAGTCGAAGATAGAGATGAATTATTACCTTCGCTTTTGAAAGAGTCAGAAAAATATAAACATATTAGTAATTATAATCTTGAACAACCTGAAAGTTCTGATATAAATAGTATAAGTATTCCAATCGGAGCTCGAACTTATGATCATCTTAGAAAACTTCATCTATGTAATGAATCAAGAAAAAATTACGAACAAGAAAATGATATTACCTATGATTTAGTTGTCAAGACAAGATTTGATTTATGCTATTATAATTCCCCAGATTGGAAAGCTTGTTTAGACGGTAAAGTTTATTTTGAATTTGGAGCATGTTTTGGTTGGCCAAATGATACTTTTTGTATTACAACACCATATGTAATGGATAACTGGTATGCTAATAGATTTACAAAATTTGATGAAATGTTCATTACTGGTCCTAATATTATAGACGGAATTTGTGCTCATGCAACATTAAAGTGGATTTTAGAAAAAGGTAATATTGAAATATCCACAAAAAGAATTATTAATACAAATTGTTTTAGAAGTGAAAATTCTATGCAATTTTATGATAACTACAAAAAGAAATATAATATTAATGATTTATATAATAAACTTATTAATAGTAATATCACAGACGTTTATAAATTAGAAAATTACAAAAGGCATTTATTAATTTAAAATATTAATATCGATAATAAAATGATATTAATATTTGGTTCAAATGGAATGTTAGGAAAATACATTTCAACCTACTTACATAATTTTTACAAGGTTTTTACTTTAAATAGAAACGAATTTGACGTTTATGAATTATTTATTCAAAAGAAACTGATAGAAAACATTGAAAGTGTTTTAATAAAATATAGTCCGAAATATATTATTAATTGTATCGGAGAAATTTTAAAAACACAAGATTATTCTGTACCGAATAAAAAATATATTATTAATTCTTATTTTCCTATCATATTAAGTTTGTTATGTAAAAAACATAATATAACTTTGATTCATCCTACCACAGATTGTATATATTCTGGACAAGATTCTTTTTATTCTAAAGATTATATACCAGACTGTATAGATGATTATGGTTTAAGTAAATTTCTAGGGGAAAATATTCATGCATGTGTTATAAGAGTTTCTATTATCGGAGAAGAAAAAATAAATTTTAGATCTTTGATAAGTTGGTTAAAATCAAATGAAAATAAAACTATTAACGGTTATACAAATCATTTATGGAATGGTATAACATGTTTAGAATATGCTAAGTTTGTATATAAAATTATTAAAGATAATAGTCATTGGATAGGTATTAAAACTCTAGCTTCTAAATATAAAGATAAAGATTGTATTTCAAAGTATGAACTTGTAAAAATTATATCCGAAATATATAAACTTAATGTTAATGTTATACCTTTTGAAACATCTACCAAATGTGATAGAACTTTGAAAGGTGATATTATTATTGAAAAAGATTTATATGATCAAATTCTTGAATTGAAAGATTACTTTGAGAAGAAATATCCATTATAATTAAGTCTACCTTCCAATCCTAAAGTTTTCAAAACATTAACATCCTCTTTCTGGATATGATCATAGAAATATTTTTCGATCATAGAATTACCCATATATAAATAATTATGGATATTTATGAGTTTATTTTTAAATTCTTCTAGATGTGTTACTGGAATACTGTACAAACCAGTGGTATATACTTGCAGACTATCACAGTTATCGTCGAATTCCTCGAAAAAATTATATGTATCTGGATTATAATTTGTTAATTTAAAGTTATCATTAAGATTATATCTTGCCCCTAGTTTAAAAATATATTTTGGTGTACAAAATGTTAATATGCTATTTTGTACAAATTCTATACCCTTTTCTAGAAGTTTCTGTTCTCCATGACCAATATTATTAATATTTCGAACATAAGGGACTACTGTTTCTTCACTACTAAAATCAAGAATATAATCGAAATGGTTGATAAATTCATTTTTATGTATATCACTCAAAACAGAACCCTCTATCAAAATACACAAAGAATTTGGAATATATTTATAGACACTCTTAACAGTCTCTAATGTTTGTGAAAATCTTTCTTCTACATTAAAAAATTTAAACTGAGTTGGTGTTAAACATGAAGATATTAAAAAAATCGCGTCATATTCAATTTTATTATCTTTAAACAATTCATATTTTATCATATTAATATTTGTCGGTAGATATCCTTGTATAACAGAAAAATAACTATTCGCATCAGTGATAGATTTTGTCGCTATAGTTTTTTGAGCTTCTTCAGTTTCGTAATCAAGTATATTTCTTTCTAAATCATGTTTCCATAAAGGATAACCATCTTTTGTGTATAATTCTGTATTATTATTTTGTATTAAAAAAATCCAATATAAAGTATATTCTGTAAATTTCATATTACTTATTATCCGTTGCCATTCTTCTCCATAGGTATTTTTAATATATTCAATCAATTCTTTGACCTTTTTATTTATCATTATTTGCGGGGTAACACCCATTAAATAAGTTTTATCATATAAATTTTCTACATTGAAATTTAAAACATTACATGAATTTGTCCACCAATTTGAGTTCGTAGAATAATATTTATTATTAAGTTCTTGCCAAGGTTCAAAACTATATTTCAATTTATTCTCGTAAAATAAATCTCTGTATCTTAAAGAGTGATTTAAATATAAATCACTGTCTACTATTAGATAATATTCTGTTTTAATTATAGAATATACATTTAATTTAATTAGTTGTTGTTTAAACCAACCTTCAATATTTTTTGTATTTGAATGTAACAATATTTCTTCAGGTACAAATTTAAATGGAATATGTGGATATTTATTTGCATACTTATTTATAATTGAAATATCATTTTCCGGACAAACAATATAAAAATGGTCTATGTATTCAGTTTCTAAATATTTACTGTAAAGAGGTAATGATATATTGATAAATATATTAAAAGAATTTAATGAATTAATTTTAATAGGCATAACTATTGAATATTTTAAATCCCTATTCAATAGTTTGTTTGTGATTGTATCTTTGAAATACTTTTCCCTGTTAGAAATACTATGAAATTCATATATATGACTACTATTTCTTTGATTTGAAGTGTGTATCCAATCTTTAATTAGAAATATATTATTATTAATTTCTAAATCGGAAATATACTTTGTTAAGTAAATACTATTTTTAATGTTTGTAAAGTCGGTAATTAATTTTAAATATTCTTCTTCTGGGTGATCATTACATAGATCGCTTATAGATAATAAAAACAATGGTTCTATATTTTTTTGTCTATAACGATCTATTCTTCTATTATATTTTTCTAATAATAATTCAATACTGTGTTCATGGATCCAATGTATTTCAATATCTTCTAAAAACATAACGGGATACCCAGGAGTAATTTCAATATGTTTATACCAAGGTCCATTATTTTGTTTACACCAAACAGAATCTGTTTTTGGTGAACAAAAAGTAGGTTTTAAAGAAATATAATAATCATAGTTCTGACATAGCCTGATAAATTGATAATCGTTTAAGAAAATAGAACCTACAAATGGAGAATCATATTCCCTTGATTCAGAAAAATATAGTACCTGTGCTAAACAATTGTTTGTAACATAAGAAAATTTCATTTATATTATAAATGAAATTTTTTAAATATGTTTATCCATTGATTATGGTATTCAATAGGAGCTATTTTATATGAACAGCTTACCATATTTTTCTTTTATCCATTTTAACTAATATATTATAATTCATTATTTTTAATTATCAATTATTTTTAGACAATCACAAATGGATTTCACCAACGGACAGAGTGTTAATAGTTTTTTTGTATCTAATTCTGGATTATTATAATTTTTTTGAACTATTTTAAAGTATAAATTTTTATCTATGCTTGTAATTAATTCTGGAATACTTATTAGTCCCGGATTGACAAAATTAAATATACCGGTTGTCTTTTGTTCTATTAGTAGAAACATATTTGGAATAAGATCATATAATATTGTGGAATTTATTTTTACATCATGAACTGTATTTAACCTTTTTTTCAATTTACTTAAAAAGCATTTTTCGTGACCATCGCCACTTATAGGATATAATATTCTTAAATATAATACATTTGTAAACATATTTTCAGCTTCTAAATCCTTTTCAAGCATTATCCTAACTCTACTATAATATAGATCATCTTTATTCGGTTCATCCTTCTCATTATAAAATCCTTCATTATTATAGATAAGTCCTGAACCATATATAGTTAAATGAATATCTAATTTTTTACATATCTTAGCTAATTCTATTTGCAAAGTATAATTAACAAGGAAAGTTTCATCTTTATTATTTTCACACCATTGTACTGTGGGTTTTCCAGATATACCAGCTGCACAAATTACATATTTCGGTTTGAATATTGATATTTGTTTAGTTAATAATTCTATATTTTCTAAACGAGTGTCTAGTTTGATATAATTTTTATTTAATTCTTCCATTATCTTACATGTATATGATCCTAAGAAACCATTACCACCTAATATAATATAATCTAAGTCTTTTACAAATCTATTTTCTATATCTTTTTCCGAACATATGTAATCTACATCCCAAGGTATATCTAAATTTAAAAAAGGATCCCTGTAATTTATATTTATTTCTTTCGGTGGATCGTAAATACCTTCTAATTGATATAATATTCGTGTATCTTCTTCCAATGTAATAAACATGTGTCCATAGTTTGCTGGTACATATATTTTTGAATTTTCAGAAAGAGTATATTTTTCATATGTTCTTTCTTTAAGATTAATAATATAATCTATAATTTTCCCTTTAAGACATATTATTGTTTTTCCATAAGGAGAACAGTGTATTCCTCTTATAACATTTTTATGATTGATAGATAAAAATTGCTGTTGTGTACTTTCACAATTATTTATAAATTTTAATTCACCCCTGTCATCAACAAAATTGTCAATAGTTTCCATTTTTATTATGATAAATAGTTATTTATAAATAACAATATACATTTGATATTCCTCCTCTTCCTTTTATATGTAACATAGGTATTATTTTAATATACGGAAGACTTTCAATAAACATTGTTAAAATATGTTCAACTGGTTCTTTTCGATCTTTGGTTAGCCATATTTTATGATGTTCTAAATATGCCTTAAAATATTTATGAGGAATACTATAGAAATTTGTATAACATATAATATCAAGTCTACTCTGTCCTTTAATTACTTTTACAGTTGGATCTCCAGTGATAAAATCGTTTATATTAAACTTAGATGTAGGAGTATATCTCCCTACTACTTTACAAAAGGTATTAAACTTTTTATTTTTAATCAACTCGCAAAAATGTTGTGTTACATATAGTTCGCCTAATCCTTTATTAAATTTTTGAATATTCGAATAATAATTATTATCCATATCATTTTTATAACTAATAATATAATCACAATATTTTAACAATTCTTTAATCTTATCTTCTGGAATATTTTGCGATTGTTCTAATAAAATTATTTTAGAATTTGGAACACACTGTATAAACTTCTTTAAGCTATATAAAGTTTGTTTATATCTTTCATCAACCGAAATAGAACTTCTAATATCTGAACCTTCTATTATATTTTGAGTTATATAAATAATACTTGATATGGTAATAATGATATCTTCTGAATTTAATTCTATATCTTCTTCCGTGAGTAGTGTAGAATCAAATATTTTACCACTTTTTAATATTAAATTATCA